TAACGAACCTGGGATGAAACAACCTCTTTATTGTGGTAAATGTAAAACGGAAACTATGGTAAATGTGAAAAACAGACGATGTAAATGTGGAAAAGCTATACCTACTTACAATGAACCTGGACAAACAAAGGCAATTTGTTGTAGCAAATGTAAAACAGAGACAATGGTTGATGTTGTTAGTAATAAATGTAAATGTGGAAAAAATCCTTGTTTTAATGAACCAGGAGAAACAAAACCAATTTGTTGTAGTGGATGTAAAACCGAGACAATGATAAACGTCAAAGACAAAAGATGTAAATGTGGTAAATTATATCCTGTTTATAATGAACCAGGTGAAAAAAATCCTCTTTATTGTGGTGATTGTAAAACAAAAACTATGGTAAATGTGAAAAGTAAACGTTGTAAATGTGGAAAAGCTAACCCTTCTTACAATGAACCTGGACAAACAAAGCCAATATGTTGTAGTCAATGTAAAACTGATACAATGGTAAATATTGGATCGACAAAGTGTAAATGTGGAAAAGCACAACCGAATTTCAATGAACCTGACAAAACGACCCCAATATGTTGTAAACATTGCAAAACAGACACTATGATAGACGTTAGAAATAAACGGTGTAAATGTGGAAAAGCAATACCCGGTTTTAACGAACCAGGTCAAAAAATTGCGATTTGTTGTAGTGAATGTAAAACGGAAAATATGATAGATGTCAGAAACAAACGATGTAAATGTGGAAAATCAACTCCAAATTTTAATGAACCTGGAAAAACAAAGGCGATTTGCTGTAGTGAATGTAAATCAGATACTATGGTAGATGTTCTATGTAAGCGTTGTGAATGTGGAAAATCTGTTCCTTTATACAATAATCCTGGAAAAACTTACGGTATATGTTGTAGTCAATGTAAAACGGAAACCATGGTAAACGTGGTAAGTAAACGTTGTAAATGTGGAAAATCAACTCCAAATTTTAACGAACCTGGAATAAGACCACCCATTTGTTGTATTGAATGTAAAACAGAAACGATGATAGATGTTTGTCATAAAAGATGTAAATCTGATTTCTGTGATACACGTATATCTAAAAAATACAAAGGATATTGTTCTCATTGTTTTCAACACCTCTTTCCAAACGATCCGCTAACATTCCAGTTCAGGTGTAAAACGAAGGAGATTGCCGTGAGGGATTTCATCAATGCAAATTTCAAAGGGTGGCAACATGATACATGTTTGTATACCGGCAATTGTGATTGTACGCATCGCAGACGATTGGACCACCGCGTATTGATAGGCAACACTCTATTGGTCGTAGAAACCGATGAAAATCAGCACAAAGGATACGTTGAAATGGACGAGGAAATTCGATACGACGATCTATTTATGGTCCACGGAGGAAAATGGATATATATTCGCTTTAATCCAGACAAATATAAATCAAAAAACGGCAAAAATAAGAACCCCGAAATCGCAACCAGACTGTTCGCCCTACAAAAACAAATAGAAACACAAATAAAAAGAATAAATAGCGAAGAGAACACCGAACTCGTCGAAAGATTTTACATGTATTACGATAATTATAGTTAAAATAACCCAAAAAATAAAGTATTTATCACTATTTATATTTAAAGAATTCACCACATCTTTAAATATACTTATGCCACATACGTGTCCTCATTGTGATAGGATTTTTTCACAGAAAGGTCACTTGGAAAAGCATTTGAATAAGAAGAAAACGTGTGAGAAATGTAACATAAGTTTTACATCACAATATGCTTATATAAACGACGAATATATACATGTTAAAGATTATGAGAAAAACAAAGGTGATAAAATAAAATGTGCTCGTGGACACGAACTTGTTTTGTGTAATGGTAAGAAGATTCGAAAATATTTTCGACACAAAAATAGTGAAGATCTCGGTGGAAATCCCATGACCGAATGGCACAGTAGAATGCAGAGTTATTTTCCGGTAACCGAGTTCAGGTTAAAAAAACTACATGATCAAATCAAAGAGAGACGTGCCGATGTTATGATAGAGAAGCACAATTGTATTATTGAATTTGAACACAGCGGTAAAACAATAGAAGAGGTAATTTGTAAGACAAAGGATTGTTTATTGCACGATAAAAAGATAATATGGTTTATAGATGGAAACACAAAAGATGTGAAAATAGAACACTTATCTACCGATAACTATTTGATTTCATTTGATGATGATTGGAAATATAAATCTTTCGTACATAATTATGAATTCGTAATGCTGGATATAGACGACCAAATATTCAAAATACCAGTCAAACAGGTGTGTAATAAAATGATATTGGTAAAAGAATGGAAACCAATAGAGTATGTTATGGACATACTGAATAAAGACCCTAATAATATATGGGATGTGTGGGAAGATGATAATGAGATAAAGGCAAAATTAATAGTTCAGCAGAAGGGTGCGGGTAATGGAAAAACATTCGGTATATGGAAAAGCATAGCCCACAATCACGACAAGGAGCTATTTATTATAGTAACAAAACAACACTCCGCTAAAACAGTTATCATGAAAGAATTAAATGACCAAGCAGAACGAAATGAATACCATATAGTTGATAATATATCAGACAGAGAGGATAACGAGAAAGCTAGAAAATACATTGTTAAATATAAACATAATCATTCTGCCAGAAACTGTATAGTTATTATATCAACTATAGATGCGTTGATGTTTAATCTCTCCGAGAACAAAGCAACAAATTCTAATTACTTTGAAGGATTACTTGAAAGCATCATTGATTATGGCACTGAAAAGGTAAATAATTTAACCGGTGAGTTTAAATTTGCGGGTCAAACTTTATGTCTTGATAAAAAAACAGAAATGTGGATAGACGAAGCGCAGGACCTACATGAAAATTATTTTAAGGCTATCATCAAGTTAATGATGACAACTAAAATAGACATTATCATAGTGGGAGATAAATTGCAGAGTCTAGAACACAAAATAAACTTCATGACCTGTGTAGAGAAAAATATTCCGAATATTAATATTGTTAAGGAAACACCGGTAAATGATAACAGACGTATTAAAATAGATGGTATGGCAAAAGAAATTAATGGTTTAATTAATTTTAATCAACATAATTTACCAGAAATTTGTGTTAGTGAACCAGAAAAGTTAATCTCTAACGAAGAACAAACTATTGATATTATTTATACGAAACGTATATTAGCGGGAGTTGATAGTAATGAAAATAGAAAAAATATAATTGAGCATATAGATGATATTATTAATAAGGTAGATAAAGAAGTTAATTTACATAATTATTTACCAGAAGATTTTCTATTCATATTTCCCATCATGAAGTCAAATTTAATTGCGGGTGAATTGGAAACAAGATTAAATGAGTATTGGATTGATCGTAATCAAGAAACTGAATCTTATGAACAATATGCCGTGCTTCACAAACACGAAGAAGGACAGGTAATAGATACATCTTTATCAGATAAAGCATCAAGAATTGTAACAATACGCACATCGAAAGGAGATGGTAGAAAAGTAGTATTCATTTTGGGTTGTACTGAACAATCACTGAAAATAGTATCCAGAAGTGATAATATTGATTTAATATATGAATCATATTTACATGTGGCATTAACGCGTGCAAAAAATAAAATATATTTTGCTCTTGAAAAAAATAATGACGAAATCCACAAACGATTTGGAGGACAAGGATTAGCCGAATATTGTCCTGATATTAAACCGAAACTATTTCATGACAAGATTATAGATTATATAGATAAGGAAAAGATTATTGAATTAATGAAAAAAAATAGCATTGAAGAACCACCACCAGATAAAAATAAAAATGCTAATAAATCAATTGACTGGGAATATCATTGTATCCGTAGATCTGTATATTTAATGTATGCATTATTCAATATTTTAAAACACAACAAAGACAAGAAAATTTTTAATAAATCTCAGATTAAAATCGTTTTGAATGAAATATCTCAGTTAGGTGTAAGTATAAGAACGCCTAAAGAGTTTTATAATTATATTAATAATTTTGATAATAAAGACGTTACTGAAAATATAGAATACATTCCTATATGTAAATTATCACACACATCACATAAAAGTGAAATATACAAAACATATGCTAATAAGATTCAAACAATAATAGAGGAAAACAAAAAACGTTATATCAATGATCCATTATCTTTAGTTAGTTTAAAACCATTGGAAGCAGTCATACAATGGTATACAATCGAATTATATCAACGTAGACAATATTTTGAAACAACTCCCGCAACAATATATAATATAATTAATCATTTTCAACAAGAAGATGAAACTAAAATTACAGAATTGCTTCGTGAATCTGAAGATATAAAGGAAATAACGACCATAGTGATGAATGATATATTAAACAATAATGTTGATGTCGGTTGGAATATTGAATATATGATACAAATGTATGGAGCAACAAACCAATTTAAACTTTGGTTTCGAGATATCCCTATAATCGGCTATTCACAAACAACAACATATCATCTAGTATTTCAAACTGATTATAATCAACTTAACTTCTGGGATACAATGATTAAAATATTAGTGGAGAGATTTATTATATATAACACAGCCGATAAAGGAAATGATACAGAAAAGTTTGCTCAGAATAAAATTATTACTTATCTGTTTATTTTAAAACAGAATAAATATGAAAAATTTGATTGGGACTGGCATACCAGTGAAGAAAATACATTATTAATAAAAGAAATGTTTAAAAATGCAATAGTAAAACATTATTCATCATATAATACAATATTATTCAACTATTGTAAATTTCTTAAAATGAATAAGCAAAAATGGGAACAAGAGCACAAGTCACCATATCAGTATATATCTGATAGTTACAAACACGTAAGATATGTTAGAGATTTTTTCATCGGATTACATGAACGTTCAAAAGATGACAGGGCAGGAGTAAAAAAAATCACAGACAATCACGATTTATTCTGCGAGAAATTAACAGAACGCATTGAAGATATGTGTAACATGTTCTTTGGTTTAACTACACAAGTTGACGACGATGAAGAATGGTAGAATTTCTTTAAACCATATCCTCATTGGTCAAGTGCACTTCGCCCGCCAACTCCCTTAGCAGTTTCAACTTCGTTTTCTCAGGCAGTTCCGCGGTGGTAGATCCGGCGATTTCCACATACTTCACACGCAGTTGGTCGTTTTCCATCCATTCTGGATAACGACTTTCGAATTCACACACCCATTTTTTACGTATGCTTTCCTCCGCGTTTAGAAGGAGTTTCTCTCCACTATCCTCTTCCCATCCCTCATTTTCATCCTTGATATACCACTCTTTGCTCTTGGGGTTGGTACAATGGAAGGGTCTTTGGGTGAGCGAAAGGGGTTTAAGACTCTTCAGGACCACGTTCGTAATACAATCCTTCTTGCTCTTGCACACATCGTCCAAGGTCACCTCGAGCTGCTTGGCAAAATGCTGGATGGACATGGCATCCGCACACTTTTCGTTCAAAAACATTTGAACATTGATAATCTTGTTATTGCTGTTCGTATTGTTATTATTATTCCCGATTTTGGGAATGATGGAATGGAGAACGTTGGCATGCGCACTTTGCATCTCGACGATTTGTCCTTGCAACTTCTTATTCTCATTCATCACTTCCTTCAGCATGCTTACCACATCCACCATATCCGCACTAGATTTTTCGTTTTCCACGACACATCCGCACTTGCTTCTGTGACGATAAAAACTCGAATGGTGTTTGTATTTTTTTCCGCATGGGCAACAATATGAGAAATATTGTGTAGCATTTATGTAGCATTCTGGCGATTTATGCTTCTTGCTCTCAAGATGTTTTTTAAAATCACCTTTTCTCTTTGCTAAATAATCACACTTTTCACAATACAATTCGTTGTCTTTATTTTTTAGAATTTTATGTAGCATAATTCTAATAAAATGCTACATAAAAATTCTCTAAATCTTTTGCCAAAAAACAGTCAATATTGCCCCGAAAATTCCCCTCCATAAGGTCCCTACATACATATTCCGGTTGCCTCAATCGGTTCCCTCCATTATGTAGGCAAACGCACTTTTTTTGTCACTTTTTACAGAGGTTTGAAAGTCGATTTTCATAAATGTGGTTTTTTGGGTGTTTTTTTGGTTTTTTCAAATTGGGTCTTGGGATCTGTAAAAAAAACAGAACTACATACATACATAAATTACACACTACAAGAGTTTCATTATCTCGCTTTCAAAACATTCGAGATTTGGTGGAGTCAACAATGAATAATCAATTAATCGCGATTTATCTCCGTATGTTTGTGGTTGTAAACTATTTACACGAATAGGACAAGGCCAATGAGAGGTTGTTCGTCGTTCATTGTAATACTTCAAACGTTTTGTCTTCATACTTTTAGTATTTTTGGGATGATTTTCAGGAAGAAAGCAAACATATTGGACCAATCGTTCTTCTGTATTCGGAGCACCGTACTGATTTTGATGGAACGTTCTACTATCCCAAATAACAAGTGCACCCGCGGGAACATGCAGCACTCTCTTCAAACCTTTCATTTTCTCAACATCGTCTTCTGCAATTCTATTCCAGTTTTTGCTATTTTGTATACCTTTGTCTTTAAAATACTGGTGGTGCATTTTATGAGTTCCCTCATATGCAACAAATGTTCTTTCCGTATTTTCCGTGATGGAAACAAATCCTTGAATACATTGCAGTCCTTCAGAAATAGGCGCTTGATCACTATGTAGCCAACATTTATCTGTTTTATTCAATTCTTTTGGAATATAACAGGAACCGTCGAAAGATACGACTAAATCGTCACAACCCCATAATTGTTTGAAAACATTTTGAACATTTTGCCTCGTTCGAATAAACCACGCGTGTCTTGTGTGACCAACTTCCAAATACTTATAAATACCATGCGGATCAACATTATAGTGAAACCTATCATGATTTGGAATACTATCTTTCCACTCATTAAACATATTATATGCTTGCAAACACTCTTCTTCATTCAATACATTTGGAATGACACAATAGCCCTTGGTTTCGAGTTCGGTGCGAATATCCATTATTTAATAGCAATTTGAAATCCCTACGACAGAAACATTATTTTCAATTTTATTCAAAATAAAATTGAATTAATATAATGTTACGAAGACAAATACAAAAAGACAAAGACAAGACACAGAAACATGATGTATCTAATCAAAAAAAACGGCAAATACACACTTCCATATTACATATGGAAAATGGTAAAGCAGTATGCGGGGATCTATAATCTCACGACAGATTACACGGCGGTGAGTAATGTGAGAACAGGTATATTGTATGGACTGCATCGCAGATGGTTTGGTAGGTTCGTAATCCCCGACAACTATGATTTCTTGCATGTATATGCGAAACGACGGTGGCTCCTGAAAAATCTTGTGAAAAAAAATAACTATAAAATGACAGAGGAACGTTATAATCGTCTTATATTTGTTAGCAATAGTCCGATAGATTTATTGGACATTGCAACAATCGCAGGATGATATATCAAATGATAAAATAATAATGACAAAATCAGAAATGTTCGTAAAATAACGCACCGCACACAAAGACTCAGATTCTTTTCAGTAAAGAGTTTTTATATTTATAGAAGTTCAAACAATTATCAATGTTCTTGAAGTAAAAAATAAAATAAAAATCATACAAAATGATGAAACAATAATGACGGATATAATTCCATCATCGCATTCGAGTTCTTGTGGTCGTGGATCGATTGGCACGATAAATATTGTTTCGGGCGCATCATCGGGCGCGTCATCGGGCGCATCATCGGGCGCATCATCGGGCGCATCATCGGGCGCATCATCCGGTGTATGAACGCGCACTATAACCTTTTCTTCATTTCCTTTGCAGTAAGGGCATCCTTCCACTCGCAATGGATACGTTTCCCGATACTTTTCATAGCACAATTTACACACATTATGATTATCAAAATTGCAAAGCGCAATAAGTTCATTATTTTCTTCGCACCAAGAACACACCATGTAATTAAACATACTTACAGAATTAATATTAAATAATTTGTATTAAACTATGTAATATTAGTATTAGTATTAGTATTAATATGAGATTCATCTATTTTTCATTTATTATGAGTGCAATTCGAACGACGAACCATATGAAACCGACAATGACTTCGAATCTGGCGAAAGGGTCGTTCGTGGGTTCGTGGATCGTCAATGAGAATAATGAAGATAACAACAATCAAGATAACCAACAAAATATGATCCATTTAAAACCGCACGGCATAATATACAAATCGTCGAGTGGGAAGAGTCATTACGTTGGGTATTGGGAAGTCAATGAAGAATACTTTTATTTCAATCTACGCGACAATGATATCGAGAAAAAGTATTACGGAAAGGTCATCAACAACACGCTGAATATCAGTGGCAACGTTTGCGAAGGGTTAACTTCCCCCTATTACATCAATAACTTCACGATGACGCCCGTATTTGAGCAGTTCCACAACATCTCTTTTGTCAATGAGACCGACCCATTTACGTATCTGGAACAAAATAGCGTAACGGGTAGGTGGATATTAGAAAATATACACACACACAATGTATATTTACTAGAATTACATTCAAATAATACATGGAATCGAATGAATTTGAACTCCGTAACCGGAAAGTTATCGGGAAAATGGAATTTATTCAACGAAACAGAGGAAATAAATACGAATAGCGCAATCAAATATAGCGGGAAAAATATCTGGTTGAACATAAATAAGGAAGACAATCAATCTTACATCACATATGATATGATATTTTTGGGTAAAATTGTTCAACTGGGTAGCATAAAGTATGTGGGCGAAGATAAACGGTTGTTCGTTTCATCAAAAATAAATGGTTCTGTAGTCTACGGATTTGATATGGAACCGGAAATAAGCGAGACCTTCTATATGAAACGTTGGTTCGGCAATTGAAAAATACGAGAACATACTGACATAAGCAAATGATTTAGCAAAACTCATTTTAGATTCAAAAAGCATATTTTGTGTGTATGTATATATATATAAAAATGAAAGATTGCAATATGGAAAGCCTGGACAATGATTTCATACAAAAAATTACAGATTCAAAGTGGTTAAATTATTTGAAAGGCATCATTGCGTCTAGTGTTCACATATTTATCATTACATCTTTCTTTTTGGTCTCGGTTTTAAGCTTTAATCTGAAGACCCTATGGATTTTCCTGTTTGGAACCTTTTTGATCATCGCCATAAATAATAGTCTACATAATTGTCCTCTTACGCAAATTGAAGAAGAGACATTGGGAAATAGCATTGTTGATATGTTTAATCGCTATTTTCCAATAAACTATTCGTGTGACCGTAAATATGAAGTGCAGTTACAATACTTATGGGTATGTTCTGGTGTAATTGGATCCAAAATAATGTTTTATTACATTAAGGATGATATGAAAAATATTTTCAGCATAAAATATACATAATGACGACAGAAATATTCAAAAAGTCCGATGGAATCCGCGAAAATCTCCGTAAATCGATATCCATAAACGCGGAGTATTATACCATTATTATTTTCTCCTCACTTATATTTGGTCTCATAAACGGAAATATGAGTCGCGCAATATTCACATTGTGCTTCATGTTTTTTTGGGCATATCTTTCGCACACTCTAGCCCATAGCACAATTCCATTCAAATGGTTTCACGCATTCCACCACCACGAACCTGATGATAAGAAATGGTACGATGATGTAATCGAAACATTCGTCAATATTTTTGGAAGTGGTGGTATCATAGTGTTAGTAGCAAATCTTATTGTGGAAAGAATGTTTAGTGTCAAAATACTAGACAACCATATTATTTTGTACAACGCTCTACTGTATACCTCGACGCACATGTTTAATTATCACTATTATGATGTACAAACCCATGTAAGTCACCACCTCGATCCAACGACTAACTTTGGTCCAGATATCATGGATATAATATTCGGTTCAAAACAAGAAGGTGGTGAAATTGAAAATATGGACAACAGTATCATTAATGTGATAATATTAGCAATACTTGTTGCGGGTGTTAAATATACTTCGAATACAATATAAACTTTACGATGAATATAACTTGCTATCTCGTTCGGATTTGTAATAATAATGATAATAATATTATTATTATTATCAATAATTTACTTCATGTAATGGGGTGTCACTGGAAAAATAAATTGGAGTGGTATTCATACACGAAAAAATAGGATTATAATCGGAATTTTTCCACTTCATCATATCTTCAGTCGTATATAATGTAGTTTCTTTGTCATTGAGTGACTCCCAAATTTCAATATGTTTTTTAGAGTATTTATCGTCACCATCGTGTTCTCTTTGCCCATCATGGTCAACGTGTCCATCCTCTTCTCTTTGCCCATCATGGTCAACGTGTCCGTCCTCTTCTCTTTGCCCATCCTCTTCATAATTGATTGGCATAAAATGTAAACACGGTGTGCTCTCGCCTGTTCCTCACAATAATGACACTTGATTAGAGTTGTATGGCGACACTTCCAACACCCTTGATTACATTTGGGACAATCTACGAAACCAGAACCGTCGCAATAATCGCACGGCGGGAAAGTTTTTGGGGAATACATATTTTTCAGTTGCAACATTCGTCTAGTCGCATAAAGTCGATAATTAATCTTGACTTTTTCGGGCGCGTCATCCGGAGCCGGATTCGACACAGCTTCTACCGGACGCGCCGTGCGTCTCACAATATTCAACGGTTTCAAATGTATCGAAGATGTTGCGAACGCAACCGTCATTAATCGCACCATCAATATTAATAATTATCTTTGTTTCTTGTTAAGCGGTTTTGTCAATTAGTTCTATGTAAACAACACTTGGACGTTTACAACTCCAAACTCTTCGCGAAACGGATTGCTATTCTTTTTATATTCCGCGTAATCATCCGCGCTGATAAAAGGGAATGTTTGTAGTTCGTTCAACACGGTTTTGAGAGCGCGTTTAATATCGGCAACTTGATTACATTTATACGAATAACTGTGAAGGTTCACATACCCATAATTTGTCTCATCAACCTTATTGAACATGATGCGGATATTATCGCTCGTCTGCTTCTTACACAAGGAGAGAATACCTGTGATTAATTTAGCATTTGACGCTTCAGGTATAACCTGGTTGTTTGCGTTCATATCTTTCGGCCATATTTCCGCGCGCAGCGTCTTCTTCTTTTCGTAAGACTGCTTTATGCTGGCGTAGTATTGTTCCTCGCTCAATGCGTCAATTTGTGACTTGGTCTTCGTTACATTTGCACCATCATTGTAATACTGGTATTTGTCGTCGGGAACATATGCCAACTCGTGTAAAATACGCACACTCTTTACTTCGGGTTTACTCGTTTTAAATAATCCCTTCTTTGCCGTCTTTTGAACCGATTTCGACACACCTTGTTTTTGGGTCTTCTTGATACAATCGGGTGTTTGTTTTTGTAAACAGTTGATTATTTTGTCATTCGACAAATTTGCCTTGATACCCTTCTCTTTTGCTAATGCTTGGAGCATCTTTCTTGTTTTATTCGTTTTGCTAGATTTTCCTCTTTTGTTACAATCAGCGGTTTGCTTTTGTAAACATTTTATGATGTTCTTGTTCGTCATGTTTGCCTTGATACCTTTCTGCTTCGCTAATCCCTGAAGTTCAATACGCGTCTTTCGTTCCATTATATACATATATACTGCGATAAAATGATGCTGCGATAAAATAGACACTAATAATATACCAATGGTTGAGAAAGAACAAAAGATCCAAACCAAAAAAAATATGGATATCTACATCGATAAGGGTCTTCGCGAGGTGTCCAGTTCGGCTGCGGGGCGACGAGTAAAGGGGGACAAGTGTTCCCCCGACTTTTCCCCCGAGAACTGTATCGGTAATTGGACCGGAGTTGAAATGGAGCGAATACGCGATTTCTCGCATTCTAGCGAGTATATGAACGACTTTGTGAAAACCGAAATCGAAGCGTTGGGCAAAGGAGTCAAATTCTTAGATATTCGAGAACCCGATGCGGAAGCAGCACAAGAGGCAGCGCTGAAAGCAGCACAAGAAGATGCTGAAACGGGCGACAACATATATCTCAAAGCACTGTTTAGAAACGTTGCTCGCATCTTGAAGAAAAACGAAGTATCAGACAAATCGTATATTGTCGTATCCACACACCAGTATCGTTTAAAAGATTTCTTTCACTTTGACAAAACCAAATTTGATATGGGAAACAAGAAGAAAATTGGGTTCAAGAACTGTAGCTGCATCGAAATGAAGCTTGATCGGGATGGTCGCGCAGAATCATTGAAAGTCATGTGGACACCCGAAGAAAAGGGCAACCTGAAGTATTACTATGTCTCGAAACAACTTGGAAACCTAATCCCTTTTTTGAAAACCCCCATACCGGAGGACCCTGCTATGAAATCCAAAACCATCATATTTATTCGGCACGGTGAAGCGCACCATAATCTCGAAAGTGTCAGTGAAAAGGGACCGAGTGCAAAGTTGGTAAACTCTCCACTTACAACCAAGGGCATCAATCAGGCAATACAATTGAGGAAAGAAGTTAAAACACTTTACACCAATAACCTTGCGAACGCGTTATTCTTATCATCGCCATTAGACCGTGCGGTCCAAACTTTGCTTGCGGCATTTGGTCCAAACGGAACATTGAGGAGCGTAAACGGTATTTTTGCCGAGATGAACCAAACTAAACCCAAAACTAAAGCAGAAATGGGATACTTTGAAAAGTTAAGATGCTATTTGCGCCAAACCTTAAATGGTAAGAAACGTAAGAGGTCTAAGGGCACAAGGCAGCAGATGCAAGGGGGCACAAGGCGAATGGGCACAAGGCGAATGGGCACAAGGCGAATGGGCACAAGGCGAATGGGCACAAGGCGAATGGGCACAAGGCGAATGGGCACAAGGCGAATGGGCACAAGGCG